CCATTTCGGTAATGGTAATGAGACTTTGCTTGTATATATCTCGGTATCCTGCATTCTTTGCTGCTTCTGCGACTGCTTCTTCATCTTTGTATTTACGGTTGGAGCGGCCTTCTACTACTTTAAAGCCTGGCCACTTCTTGCCATGATTAACTGCAGCATCTGTTGCATAGGCTATAATCTCATTAGCCCAACTTGTAAGGTCGCTGATGGAAGACAGAATATCAGTAATCTCTTCATCAGTTAAAAGTGGCGGTAGAGCAAACTCGAATCTTGCAAGTTTCATTTTTGCTTCTGCTCTTGCCCTACATTTAACTGCTGCTCTACAAAACTGACACCATTCTCCAGGACAGTAGATACCGTCACCAGCAAAGGCTAATTCTGCTTTAGGCTTCAATACTTCTTCAGCCCATTGATATAAGCTCTCTTTTGAGACTGTAGATGTACTAACATTTTCACGACGTGGTTGATAGATTGTCATTGAAACCATCTCGATATCATAAATGCCATCAAAGAGATCTAGTGCACCAAGAGCATATAGTTTCATTTGAGGATTGTCCTCTGCACTGACTAAGACTCCCTGACCATACTTAAAATCAATTATGTTAAGAACCTTATCAGCGATTATTATGCAATCCCCAGTCCCAAATCCATCAGGAACATACTTTGAAAAATCAAGTCGCTGTTCTATCAGGATCAAGGGATCACTACAGACCTGAACTACTTGCTCAATCACTTCAAGCACAAACTCCACGTAACCATCAGTATAATTGTCCATCTCATCTGAGTCATATGGAGAAACCGGCTTTTTTGATCTCATTTTAAGCGCTTTGCGGAGCTTGTGCTCACTTAACGCATGGGCAGCTGTTCCTTCGTCTGCAGCAGCACCGGAGTTATCATCGAACTCTAATTCCAACCGTGCCGACGGAGTACAGGCTAGCCAGCGGTGTGCACTGGAAGCAGAGAGAATAGCATGTTCGCTCATTTCAATGCCTCCGCTTCTGCAAGAAGGTCGGCATACTTGCTTGGAGCGATCTGGCTGAGTTTTGACGCACCATACTTTTCAAGAAGACCGCGAACCTCAGCTGTAAAACCGTCATGTGATTTCTCAGCCAATACCGAACGCACTTGCTCCAATGTAACTGCCTTTTCCTCAGGCTTCTGGGTTGATACCTGATCTGTTGTTTCTGGCTGTGATACATCGACAGGCTCATTACTTGTCATCGCATCGGCCACTGCCTGCAAACTATCCGCAAGAGATCGCAGATCCGTGACTACATCAAGAAGCAGTTTGATTTTGCTCATGCTCCACGCCTCCTTCCTTGATTTCCTTGATCTCGACGGTTTCAACCGAGTCGCCTGGCGTAATCACGAATACACCGACCTTCTCACCAAACAGCCAGTTTAAAAGCTTACTGCGAATACTCTTAGAGCCGCTTTTTATCACGGGATCACGGATACCGCCGGGTTTAGCAACGTTGATAGTAACCTTGTGTTTCAGACTCATGTTTTGTCTCCTTTCTGAGGGTGGTTTCCTGCCCCTCAGCGATAAGCAAAAAAGAGGGTCCTTTCGAACCCCCTTTTCAGAAGGGTTCTTACGAACCCTCATTTATGATAGAAGTTTTCTTAGTCTTTCTTGGAGCTTCTTCAAACGGCCACGAATAGCTGCTTCTGTAACGCCTTCCTCTGCGGCAATTTCAGTGTTAGTCCGTTTTTCTAGATACACCTTTTTGAAAAGCTCTTTTTGCTGAGGCAAAAGGCAATCCATGGCCTTTCTTAACTTGTCCAGCATATCTTGATGCTCGGCTTCATCTTCTGCTTGAATCATGAGTTGTTCAGGGTTTACAGTATTATCTGCAAGATACTTATTACGATCTGTGGCATCATCACCCTCGCCATCGTAATAAGCATCCAGATGTGCTGTTACTCGGTAATTATACCGGCGTTGCTCGTCCACTTCGGCGTCATCCATCTCATGTAAAAGCTGAATGTCAGCTTCGGTGACGCCATCCTCACCTGGGATAATTACAATCTTTGCTCCTTCTGCGGTGTAATAAATGTAGTTAGTTCTCTTCTTTTGACTTGTTTTGTACGCTCTTGACATGTTTTTGCATCCTTTCCGCCGGATTGCATTGGCGGCATAAAAAGCCGGTGCTTCGATGTACACCGGCCACAGTTACCTAAAATGGGCATAGTAAGGCACGGTGGGTACATCTGAAGCTCCCCACATGGCTCTTGTCATGTTCGGAACTTCCTATGTATCCCGCCGCCTTAATGCGCATCTCAGGCTTTGAGATTATTTTTGATTTCAGAGAGAATAAGTTGCTTTTCTCATCCTCTCTTGCGTTCATTATCGCATTTATAAAATTTTCATGCCCAACTCGATGAGTTGGTTGAAACCCTATCAAAATGACGAGGATTATGATTAAAACTTAATTTTGTGCATAAAAAAAGGACCCCTTTCGGAGTCCAAAACCAACTTAATGAGTTATCGAATTTTAATCTTCATCATCTTTTAATGTACTTCCTAGTTTTGGTATGCCTGCTTGATCCAACACACTGTTAAAATCTTGTATCGACAGCCCGGGCATATTCTCTAGTATATGGATATAGGTCTTGTCCGGATCTTTATAGTAAT